GTAAAATACGTTGGTTTATTGCCCTACAGTTACATTACTGTAGAGCCTCATGTGTGTTGCCGCTCTTTGGTCTGTAAGCAGCGGCCAGTGCACCTGGGAGCATTGCATATTGGCCTGGGAGTATTGCATATCTCATATCTGATATGCCACTTACGTTGATATGTGCACGCGCTGCATTTGTTGCGCGTCTAACGATTCTGCTAATGCCAATCCTGGTGATCAGCTTGGCGGGCAGCCCAAGTTGGACAGACATCCATATGCTGGGGTCCAAGCGTGGGCTTGTGGCGCTTGCTACGAAGTGTTTGAGTGCCTTGGTGGTTGGCATGGCTAACAGCGGCTTTGGAAGCGGCCCTGCTACGTCAGGTTGGTGTGAGTATACTGTAGTGTTGCGCGTGTCAGCCAGATATGATGCGTAGAGGTTTTCTGCAGCTGCATTGGAGACCACTTGTAATTCAGTGTTGTCGACATCAAAGCGTTTTTTAATCAGGGCGCAATACTCACGTATGGCCTGTGGCTTCATGTCACGTGCTAGTTTGGATGGTTCAAGAGCTTGCGTGCGTGACCATTCAGGTTGTGTGACCACTGCTCCATACATGTTGGTTGCAAGTAGTGCTGTGCGCCATGGTGTGCCTTTACATAGCCATGAACATGTACTAGCAACCAGGCCATGCATAGTTGGGGTGTGGGCGCCACGCCGTATGCAGCTGCTTGCAGCCTCTGCTACTTGTAATGGGTATTGGTCATGGGCATAATTGCTTGTTTTATACCATGAGCCAGATACAAAATTGTTTAGTGCTGGGGCAAGCGGTTGCTTTGGGGTTGTGGCCGTGGTTGTTGACATGTTGTATTGCAGGAATTCACCTACGGCAGTGGAGCACATGAGCTTCCTGGGTTGTAGTGCGTGCCCTTGGCGTGCATGTTCATCAAAATATAGCATTGCGTGGCTCCAACGCATGCCTATGGCTATCTCATCGTCGCCACATTTCTGGGTCCTAGCAGCAGGTCTGAATTCTGAATACCACCGCGTTGTTGCCTGTTCTACGAGCTTGCTGTAGATTGAGTGTAGGAGCGTGTTGTCACGGGCAGTATCACGCTCACCGCTTGACAGCCCTTGATTTGCCATAATACCACTTATCGTGTGTTGTAGCTGGGCAGCAGCCAACCACGCAGCAGCAGCTGCTTGCTGTTGGTGCTTTAACTGCCTGTAGGCTAGTGCGAAAGCTAAGTTAGTTAGCCACCTGGATCGCGTAGTGTGTGTGTTGTTGAAGTCACTATAGTCAATACATAGGATTATTTGGTTGTTGAGCCTCCTGTTGTTTTGCATTGCAAGCATTGTGTTCTGGACATCGTGTGGTGTTTGTCGCATGACGCACCCATCAATGCTGAGGTATTTTTCGATGTTGTTTGATGCAAAAGCGGCGACCACGTAGGATCGGTCATCGGCTGCGCGTAGTGGTCTGCGCTTTTTTCCAGGCTCATTCTTTGTTGCATAGCGGCACTGCATGTTTGGAGGATCACAACCTATTAGGGTCTTGAGATCAGTATGCCCCAGGACAAGGGCTTTTGTGCGGCGAATGTGTGGGGGGGCTACTATTGCTCTGAGCTTTTGGGTGGTGGGCTGGGTGGATGCAGTGCCATTACCTAACCACATAGCACGTGTAGCCCACCAACTGCTCATGGGCTGTGGTGAATTCGGTGCACTGTTGAGTGCTTTTTGGGTGAATTGGCGCAATTGTGAGAACATGTCATCGGACCAGCAGTCGCATTCGCCAGCGCTGTGGGTGTAGGCGTGTGCGGCAGTGACAGTGCTCCGCTGTCTTAGCTCGTCGTCGAGGTTGTGTGGCCTGAGATCGCGTCCAGTTATGGTTTTTATCCTCGCAAGCAGGTGGGCGTTATATGCTGGTTGTGCGGCTATGGTGTCGCTAGAATCTCGTTTGAAGGTGGCAGCTGCGGTATAGCAACCGTTGTCAGCATCGACGGTGCCACAGTTGCGCGCTATGGTTTCTATGGCAGCCGTGTTGTATTGCTCCCATTGCTCGATGGGATGTGTTATAATCGCATGGGCCATTCGTTTGTAGCCACCGTTTGCGAGTGAATCTACGTATAGACACAGCGTAGCAATGACATACTCGGGCTGTGTTGCATTGTCTCTTATGATTTTGTTGGCAACTTGAGCGCAAATTGTGCTGTGGTTGAGTATGCTCTGAAGCGAAACGCGGATCCTCCCGATAAAGCCTGCAGGGGCTTGACGTAGTGTGATGTTGGCTAGTTTGATTGTCGATGCGGGCGCACAGTCAGCGCAGGTGTGTGTGTATGCGTGTGTGGCATACCAAGCGGCATATTCACCAGCAGCACGCCAGCGCCACCATGTTTCGATGTCACACTTCCCGGGACCGGCTGAGAGTCGCATGAGATGGCTGCAGCAGCCAGCGTCACCTACAGTGATGTCGACATGCTCAGCGTAGGCACGTCGTCGACACTTAGGACAGGCGTGGTCGTAGAAGAGTCTGGCCTTATTGGGCCATAGGGCCGAGTAGCGCGTGCCGTAGGGGTGAGGCTGCGCGTTGGTGTGGCAGCGGCATCGTGTGCGTGCCCGTCTTGCGCCGCTGACAAGTCGGGCGTGGCTTTTGGGGAATGGGGCAGCAGCACTGCAGCTGTTTGCTGGTGTATGGGTGGTGGGTCAGTTGTGTGTGGTGTTGCCAGAGCGAGCTGTGTGGTAGTACTCTGGTAGTTCTGCTGTCCAGGATCGTCTATTGCCGTTTGGAGGTTATCCCGTATGCTGTTTTCTAGCAGCTTTACGGCTGCACGTGTCTTGTTGAGTTTAATTTGTTCGTTTATGTTTCTGCGTTTGGCTTTGGTTATCGTTTCACTGTTGTAGTGAAACTTGGTGATAGTCGAGCTTTCCATGTGACACTGAAGCCATTCCAACGCATCGCTGTCATCTTTGAGGTTGTCTGGGATGACCCACGCATCAAGGTTGTGGAGGCCTTCATGCATGGCTGGTTTGATGCCCGTTGTGTAGTGGCGCACAATGGCTGCAACAATCGGATCACGCGAGGTTCTGAGGGCCTTTGGTATGGCGTCTTCAGCATGGTCACCTGGTTGTTGAGGTTGAGTGTCCTGTGCTTGTGGTGGGTCATGGTGTTCTGATTCAAGATCATCGGAAGCTGCGGTTTCCTCGGGCTGTGGTTGTGTTTGTTGCGGCACTTGCGAACTTGGGATTACGTGTGCCGGCGTCCCATTATTGGGATCATCGTATGCGGGGTCTTCATTGAGTGTAATTTCATTGGCGTAAGCGCATCTCGAAAATTCCATGTGCCACACGGCTGTGGAGCGCAGATCGGCAAGTGCCACAGTTGCGCGATATTGCTCCGCAGACGCAAATGTGACGATGGGTGCAACCACTATGTGGTCGGCGGCTGCAGTGGGGTAGGCCTCAATAGATACAGCATCACCGGGGTCTCTGTAGATCGTGTTTGAAACCACGCGAGTGTGCTTATTGTATATCATGAAGCCAGTAGCAGCACCAGCAGCCGATAGTGCAGCAGCAGCTATGGCCACATCGTTGGAGTCAGTCAGTGTTTCAATGCGCATGGGTTGCCTTAGCAATGCTGCGTCCTTCGCGGTTGATTGCTATCTTTATAAATTGCAGGGCTGCTGGGTCGTTGAGTGCCGGTTGGCGTGCCCACGGTAGGATGCTGAGCGCGCTGATGAATTTTGAGCGTGCCATGGCCCTGGTGGTTGCAATCTTACTCGGCCTGACAGCTAGGAGGTGGTGGCTGGCTATGCGGATTGCATGCTGGCGTCTGATTGTGGCAGCTAGAACCCCTGGATACCAGTTTTGGCTTATCATGCTGCCAAGTAGCGCATTACGCCGTTGATAGAGTTTCTTTGCAGCAGCAGGCCACCACCTCGGTGTGGCTAGCATACCGGTGGCCCGGGAAATCGAGTATAAGTAGTTCATGCTCGCGATGGCAGTGTCTTGCAAGTAGGTGTGGTAGTCATCGTGGCGCGTAGTGTCGCTGGATTGTGGATCATATGTGGTTGCCCATAGCGTGAGTGGGCTTATCATTTGTCCTGCAGTGGCCATCAGTGGGAGCGGTATGTTTGTTGACTGTTCTACAGACAAGTGTGCGTGGATGCCATAGCTGCCAGGTCGGTATGCAAGAGCTTGCGTCAGGCCTTTGGCGTGATTGCTTTGGCAGCTAGTGTTTGTGCTTGCCACAAGCCAATCAATGCAGTTTACAATTGCGAATGGGCTTATGGTGGCTGCAGTCGGAGTCCAGGTTTCTATGTTTGTGGCGAGTACTAACCGCTCGACGATTGGCCAAAGCCAGTTGGCCAGTCCAGCGTTGCGCAGCTTTGGGGCTGTGGCAAGTATGAGTACTTGTAGGATGTCTTCTGTTGCGGTCATGGCGTGGCTGTCGAAGTATATTGTGTGTTGGAGGTGGTTGGTTGTCATGCTGAGCATGCTCGCCCAATCATGGTAACCCGACACAGCGCAGTTTACATGGGATTGACGCCCTACTACTTCTGGTGTGTACGCCCGTCTTGTGTATTCAGCCTGAGCTGCCGCAGTGTACAAGGCCCACAGGCGTACATACAGCCGCGTAAGCTCAATTTTTGTGTTTGCAGCTGTGCGCAGCGCAGTGCGCGTCTGGGGTTCTATTTCATTTGACCTCGAACCGCCAACCCAGTTTGCTGCCGTAGTGAGGGCCGAGATTGCTCCTCTGTCTAGCCATGTGGCTGTGATTCCGGCAAAGGCTGGTGCCAAGTCGACAGTGACGGCGTGGACGGGCAATGCGGCAGGCCAAAAACATTTTGAGGGTGGTACAACTGTGGTGTACATGAGGTTGCCACACGTATGGCTTTCTATGACTCGTTGTTTGGTGTCAATGAGCACTGCGCGTCCACGCAGGTCTACACTAGCATCATCTGTTGATATGCCGTAGGTGTGTGCTGTGTCTCTATCAGTGTCTAGTTCTGCAGCAGCTTTGGCGGCTTCCGCATTTATATCTATGGTGTATGTGTCGGCAATTGGCTTGACAGTGATCCGTTCGTAAATGCTTTCGTCGAGTGCGAGAGGTTCAAGGACATCTGCAATGTTGGCGGTGTGTGATTGATATTGTGGTTCCTGGGGGAACGGGGTGTATAGTGCGTCGCCTCCTATGTAGCCACCATTGGGATTGCGGAGCGGGCAGATGATCGGTATCCATATGCCGAGCTCGTCGCCTATTTTGTGTTCAAGCCATTGGACTACCTCATCTGGGGTCAGGGCTGGTGAGATGGTGAGCTTGCCAGTGTCGGGGTCATATAATGGTTGGAGTTGGCCGGCAATGTACTTTTTTCCAATGTGGCCTAGTGTTGTCTCAGCTGCCATGGTCACGATGGCGCTGGCATCGGGAACGAGCCGTGCTATTGCCACGTGTATGCTTGGTTGGGTGGTTCGCAATGCGTGATGTGTAGGCAGGAGTGGTGGGGCCTGCCAGGTGGTTGTGTGATCAGGGTGGATGTAACATCCACCAAGTGCACACTGGACAACGCCTGCAGTGGTGGCGCCAGCTATGGCGGGTTGCGTGGAGTTGACAAACATGTAAGTCAAGTGTATGGGCTGCTGTGGAATTCCGTTGAATAGATCCCAGAGCTGCCTATCGAGCCGAGTATAGACGGCAACTTCCATGAACGCGGGGTGTGTGTTTGTGTGTTGGTTGGGGTTGGAAGTGGGTCTGTGTGTGATTCGCACGCCTCCAACGCGTGCGTGTTCGATGAGCTGATTGGGCAATGCAATTTCTAGCGATGTGGCAGCCGATGTGGCATTGGTGTGTGGGTTTGGCGCATTTGGTTGGAAGGGGCTCAGCGTCGTTGGGTTTGTGTGCCAACTGGCGTGCATATGGGCACTCACAT